CTTGAGAATAACAGTCACACCTTCGTGACTGCTGGTGGCGTCGAACTGGAATTACAACCCGTCAACCGTATGGCCTTACAATCCCTGACCCTGGCCAGCGGGGTGCTGGATATTTTCGCCAATGGCGGCAACGTCCAGGAAGTCTTTGCTAAGATGACGCCTGAACAACAGATTGAAATTAGTAACAAAATGTTAGGCGTCCTGCGTTACTGCATGATGTATGGCGTGAAAAACTTTCCCCCACCCGAAATACTGGAAGAACTGAAGGTTCTAGGGGCAGCGGTGACACCCAACATCGCCCGAATGAATTGGGTGATGGGGCTGCTACAAGATGACGCCGAAGCTGGGCGCCTGGTAGCAGCGATAAGGAGCCTCAATGGCAGTTGAAGAACTCGGCGTAGAGTTTGTCATCGAAGGTCTGGGAACGTTCATCGGCTCAATGAAGAAAGCCGACGACGCGACCGCTGCGGTTGGGACGACTGCCGGTACTACCAGCAATATCCTGGACACGGCGCTGGCCGTTGCCCTGGGGACCGGCATCGTCAAGGCCGCCGAGATGGCATACAACGCCCTGATTAAGGTCGGCGGCGCGATTGTGGGCATGGCGCAGGATTCGATTGCCGTTGAGTCGGCCTTTGCCGGGGTTCTCAAGACTACCGATGGCTTGATTGATCCGATGGGCAACCTGACGCAAGCCGGCGTAGAGATGAAACAAGGCTTCCGCGATCTGGCTAAGGAAGTCCCCATAACACTGGAAGAGTTGATGGGTATTGGCGAGGTCGGCGGCCAGTTGGGGATCACCGAAGACAACCTCCTGGGATTCACTGAAACCATCGCGGCGCTGGGGGTGACAACCAACCTCTCTTCGCAGGAAGCCGCGATGGGCTTGAGCCAGTTCTCCAACATCATGGGCACGTCGCAGGGAGACATCAGCAATCTCGGCAGCGCGATTGTTTACCTGGGCAACAACTTCGCCACAACCGAAGCCGATGTGATGAACTTTGGGCAACGCATCGCGGGCGCCGGGGCCGTCGTAGGAATGACCGAAGGCGACGTGCTGGGTATTTCGGCGGCTTTTAGCTCGATGGGTATCAACGCCGAAGCCGGTGGCACGGCAGTCCAGAAAACGTTGTTGGATATGAATACCGCCGTCGTTACCGGTGGCGATCAACTGAAACTCTACGCGCAAACCGCCGGTGTAAGCGCCGACGAATTCTCGGCAATGTGGGAGACAGACGCAGCGGGCGCCTTCTCAATGTTTGTCACTGGCTTGGGCGAGCAGGGCGACAACGCGACGGCCACCTTGCAGGAGCTGGGCCTGGAAGACCAACGTCTCGTGGCCTCGTTCCTTTCGATGTCACAGAACGGTGAACTGCTCACATCGGCTATCAACGGCGCCAACACCGCTTTCGCTGAAAATACGGCCCTGGCCGCCGAGGCTGAGACGCGCTATAGCACAACCGAATCCCAGATGCAAATCTTGCAGAACAACGTCCGCGACCTGGGGCTTTCCTTCGGTGATGCGCTTTTGCCAGCTGTCAATTCCTTGATCGAGGGCTTGCTGCCGCTGATTGACCAATACGGGCCGATGCTATCCGAGGTGTTTCTGGCTCTCGGTGATTCGTTGTTGGGAATCGTTGACGGATTCCTCGCCCTCTTTGGTGTGAACCCCGCCGGTGGAATAGCTGATATCGGCGAAGTGATCGGCGCTGTTTTCGGGGAAGGGGCACAGGACGCTTTCCTGGGTTTTGTTGGATGGTTGCAAACGTCCATCCCGGAGGCGCTGACTTTCGCGCAAGGCGTTATTCAGCAATTCAGCGACTTCTTTGCGACCATCAGCCCGATCATTGACGGCATCGTGACGCAAATCAAAACGTTCTGGCAATCTCTGCAAGACAACGCTGCCGTGATCTGGACTGGAATTCAGACCATAATCTCAGGCTTCGTTGACATCGTCCTGGGCATCATTACCACCTGGTTGGCTGTAAGCACTGGGGATTGGTCGGCGGCCTGGGGCGGCATACAACAAATCCTACAGGGCGCGTGGGACTTCATTGCCGGGATCGTGACCACTGCGTTTGGCTTGATCCTGAGCATTTGCGGCACCAATCTCACCGCCTTGAGCACGACGATCGCCCAGATATGGGTTATCATCAAGACGGTAACGTCCAGCACGTGGGCTTCGATTCTCTCGTTCCTGTCTTCACTGTGGGCCAGCATCAAGACCATTGCCACAGCCGTTTGGGAAGGAATCAAAACCACGGTTTCCAATGTCGTTGAAGGCATCAAGACCGCCGTGAACACGGCCTTCGAGTCTATCAAAAGCACCGCGACCTCAATTTGGGAAGGAATCAAGTCCACGATCTCTACCGCAGTCGAAGGGGCCAAGAGCGCCGTTACGACCGCCTTCGACGGCATCATTTCATTCCTCACCGGCATTGATCTTACCTCGATCGGATCGGATATTGTGCAGGGATTGATCAACGGAATCTCCGCTTCTATCGGGGGGATCACTGATGCCCTTATGGGCGGGGTGGACGCTGCTATCAACGCCGCCAAGAAGGCGCTGGGCATTCAGAGTCCCTCCAAACTTATGGAACAGGAAATCGGAGAGCCAATGGGCGCCGGAGTGGCTGTCGGCGTGACCAAAACCACTCCGATCATTCAGAGTTCACTGGCAAACGCGATCACACCCAATATCAGCGGTCTTTCTGTTACACGCGCCGGGTCCAGCGTAGTCAACAATGCGCAGAATTACAGCCGCACTTCCAACACAACCAACAACATTCGACTTACTCCCGATATGTTGCTCGAACCAGTGGGGATGCCCAGGGGCCAATCTATTTAACCCAGAATACCAAGAAATTCTTTACCCGATTGCTGACGGCGTTTACCGTCCGCTGCCCTACGCTGTGCGCGGCGTCAGTCATACCGGCGCTTTGCAGGTAGCGCTGGGCGGCGTGGGGATGGCGCCACACCACTTCCTGACGCAGCGCGGGCCATTCCAGGACGGCAGCACGCCCTTAGATATGCGCTGGGATGAACGCACGCTTGAACTTGAAATAACCCAGGCGTTTAGAACCCGCAGCGACTATTGGGATCGCCGTTGGAGTCTGGTGGATCAACTCCGTCCCAACCGCTCATTTGATATTCGACGTTTGGCGCCCCAGCTCTTGATCTTCCGGCATTGGATGCCCGGCGGGCGCATGCAATACGGCTCGGATTTGCAAATTGAGGCGGGTAGCAACCAAGTCACGTCGCTTTCCGGGCGCTTCGTGCATTGGGGGCTTAAAGCCGGCGAAACCTTCACGATTTCCGGCAGTATTGCGGACGACGGCAATTACACGGTCGTCAGCGTCATGAACGACTTCACCGTTACCCTCAACGCCGCGCTGACCAACGACGAGGCCGGCGTGCACTTCGCCTACCGGCGCGATTACAGTTTACGCGATTTGTACATGCTGTTGGATGAAGGGCCGGATTTCAACGAACCGGGTGAAGGTATTCTGGATCATGGTTATCGCGAGGTCCTACGCTACACGGCGCATGATCCATTCTGGTATGGTCTGGAGCAGTCGGCGACGTGGGGCATTGAGGGCGCGCTGGGGGACCTGGTATTTGATCTGGCAGGAGCGTGGTTTGGCAACACCCCGGGTGTTGGGCGTTGGTTATTCGCACCCAACTATGTGGGTGAAACCGTCAATGTGATTTACTGGGGGCACGAAGTCTCGCCGCCGATCATCGAGGTCGTCGGCCCGGCGATCAACCCAACCATCGTGAACTCTACCCTGGGCGTGACCCTGGTGCTGTCCTATACCGTCGCCGCCGGCGAGTCGGTAGAAATTGACACACTGAATCTAACCGTAGTGAATAACGCCGGCACCAACCTGGCGATGTTCCTGAGTGGGGATGTGGCTAACTTCGGCATATCCCCTGACCCGCAGGCGCCTGGACGGATCAACCAAATCTTCATCTCGTTTGGGGGCGGCGTGGTCGGTCAATCCAGCGCTGTGATCAAATGGCGCAACAAGTATGTGAGTCTTTAATATGAATAGACGGAACTTTCTCAAAACATTGGCTTGGGTGGCGATTGGTGCGGCGCTTAGAGTTATTAACATAAGCGCAAAGCCAGGAAACGCACCACAACCACAACAGACGGCGACGTTACCGGGTAGTGAATGGGGCTTTCCCCTGACCTTCCCGGTAAAGCCGCTGGAACATCAGGTATATTTACCGGAGGTGCAACGATGACACAATCTAGCCGCCCGAATGCTGACCATTCTACCAATGGCTATGTAGACGCTGGGCCCTATTCTCGCGATCAGTGGGCGAAAAAGCTGATCATTGAGTATGTAGGAGATGCTGTAACGACTCGCGGGCCATTTGCGAAGTATCTCAACCGCCTGGAAGTGACCAACCCTGCCGGCGTTACCATCCAGGTAGACACCGGCGCCGGCTATGTCAACGGGACATTGCTGGACAACACCGTTGCTGTGACCTTCACCCCAGACACCCCCGCGATTGCGGCGCGGATTGACAAAGTCGTGATGTGTCTCAACAACACCAACACGGCCTATGACGGCACTCCCAGCGCGGTGATCCTGGACTTTCCCACGGACCTGACCGATTATGAAGGCGCGGCCAGCATCCCGGCCTACTCGGCACGTCTAGCGATCTTGCGTGGTGACGACGCAACCGGCGCTGCCACGGCATTGATTCAAACCACGGACTACTACATGGTAGAACTGGCGCGCTTCACAATCAGCAACGTTCCCGCCGTCAGCGCCTTGACTGACAATCGGGATTATGTGGACGCATTAACGCGGTATATCTTCGTTCCTTGTTTTTATGGGCGCAATATTACGGATAACGTAGACATGTTGCCGGAAGCCTATCTTATTGGTGGATCGCCGTCTGGATCGCCGGTCATTTGGATGGATGACAATAAAACCACGTCATGTTGGGCGCGCACGCAGTTTCCTGCCGACTACATTGACACCATGACCGTTAAGGGTGTTATTATAAACACAAGCATTTCTGGAGACCTGAACGGAGAACTACGCTGGCGCGCCGGCGGCTGTGGCGAATTGTACAACGTTGTGAACGATCGCACCAACACTGTCACAGAAACCATTGACCCAACCAACCTTCATTACAGTTGTCACTTCGAGTTGGCTATCACCGGTGTGACGCCAGATCAAGTTCTCACGCTTCAATTTGATCGGTTTGGTGCCTCTGGGGACGATACGATTAACGCCGACGTTGCCTTTACTGGTTTCTTAATCGAGTATCTTGGGGTGAGATAGTGTCTAAGATCACT